ATCAGTGGGTTGGTGATCTTGCCAAAGAACTGACACCCGTTGCATATGCCTGGATTCTCCGAATCAAACTTCACGCATGGGTACGGGCCTTTGATCTCCGCCAGTTTCCTATGCATGCGGTCTTCATCGTAAGGGTGCAGATTGGACAGCCACACAGCGGCCTTGTCGCCGTCATCGCACTTCTGCGCAATGCTCAACCACCCACGCCACAGCGGCTCCATGCCATCGTCCTCGGCGTTCTCGGCGTAGTGCTGGAGTTGAGCGCACCCATTGCCCGCCTTGGTCTTGACCAAGATGTTCTTGAACTTGGTAACGCTGTTCTCAAACAACTTCACTGTCGTTGCAGACACCGTAGCTACAGGCCGCTCACCGGGGATCGCTAAGTCCGTCCTGGCCTTGGGTGGCAGCATAGGGGGCAGCGACTTCAGTTGACTGCGGATGTGTTCGGCCAGTGTGTGGAAGTCAAAGGTGTCGCCTTCAGCCAGTATGCGGACCTTGCGCGGCGTGCCGTACTTTTCTTTGTGGTTGAACGTATCGGGTACGCGCAACACTCGGGCGGCATCTGCTGTCACGGTCATGTCGATGCTCAAGGCTTCTTGCTTGCACAAGCGCTTGAAGTTCTCTGCCACGGGCTTCCACTCATCGACTGTTACATCGTGCGTGAAAGGCCAGTAGCAGTGCAACCCACCACCAGAACCAACAACGTAGGGTGAACCCAGCAGGTCAATACCTGTCTTTGCCAAGAACTCATTCAGCGCGGCGGCTGCGTCCTTCTTGGTGGTGTAACCATCCATGTCAACGAACAGTGCGCGGATAAAGCGGGCGTTGTCCGCTGTACGCTTGCCTTTGTTCTCAAAGGTGGACACCGCGAAGTACACATCCTTTTGTTGACGAACCCATTTGTCTATGGTGGGGGTGATTTCCTCCGTGTATTGCACATAGATATGCTCCTTCTTTTTTGTTGATAGCTCTGCCGCACAGTACAACCCGTTGTCCGGGGACGGCAAAACGACCGCTAGAAATTCAAGCGGGGTCATGGAAGTCCTTCGGATTATTTAAACAGGTCGAGCTGCTGGGCGTCTTTGAGTTGGTACTCGTCAGTGGGGGTTAGCGCCATGAAACGGCGTAGCAATTCAAGCTGCCATTGGCGGGGCAGGTTGTCGTGCGAGTCCAGTTCGTCAGCCGCAATGCGGATGAGTTCGCTGTTACTCAGGGTTCTAGGTTGTAGTGTGCGCATATTTTTCTCCAGGCATCGTCAGCCGAGTGTGCAGTTTGTAGGAATTTCAACATGGTCTCGACGCGATACTCGTATGCGGGGAAGATGTCGCCACCTTCAAACCAGTTGTAGACAGTCTGGCGCGATACCCCCAAGGCTTTGGAGATGCGCACGACCGAGAAGTTGTGATGCGCGGCCCACCGCCCAAGCTGATTGCCTTGAGTCTTGGGGGCACGCATGATCGCGTTGATTGTTTTTTCTGAGTAGGCCATGTTATTTGCGGTTCTGCGCCAGGATGGTACAGATTGCGATGTCAGCCCCGTACAAAGCGCAGGTGGTAACCATAGGGTCAGCGCCATTGCTCACTGCCTTGTCCCACTTGTCACGCTTGCCATGGGCGTTGATGGTGCAAGCAATGATTACTGCCAGCAAAAACGTCAGCACCATGCCCCAACCACAAAGCCAAAATTTCTGATCTCTATCCATTTGATTCTCCAAAATGCAGGGGCCGAAGCCCCCGCTGGTTCAAGGTTTCTGGTCTGTCACAACGCCATAGTCGCTGCGCTTCCACAACGGGAAGCCCCCTTGCTGCGCACCTGCGTTGCGTAGATCAGTGTCTGAGTAACGCTGGCGTGTGAAGCGCGGGTAGCCTGGGCCGACAAAGACTGAGGGGTTGCGGTAGTGCGGCACGTAGGTAACACCATCGAGCACGTACACCGTCTGCATGAAGGTTTCTTCTTTGTTGTCTTTCATGTCGGCCTCACTCATCGTCCCAATCGGACACAATGTCCGCCAACTTGCTCTTCTTGGCTGGCACAGCCGAGGGCTTGGCCGCAGTGCTACGCACCTCGGGTTCCTCGTCAGCTTCCGCCACAGGTGCGGCCTGGGGTTTCTTCTCAGCCGCAGGGGGCTTGCCGGGGATGGCCAACACAGGCGCGGTTTTGACACCATCGCTTTGTGCCGTGGTCATCACGATTGCGCGTTGCGCATCGGGGCTTTCAGCCTGGGCCTTGATGACCTCGTACTCTTCCTCAGTCAACCAGCGCACGGGTTTGAAGTGCAGCTTGGGAGCCTCGGCCTTAGTATCGAAGCGCATCTCGGTGACGATCTGCTCGGGGTTCACGGGCGGGTTCTGCACGGCCAGGAACCGGGCGTATGCCTGCAAGGGGCGCTTGTCACCGTCTTCCTTACCGAACACCGAAGTGGCGGGCAGGGTCAACTGCAACACATCCCCGGTGGGGTTGTTCTCAAGCACAACAGCCAAGCGCTGTTGGTAGCGGCAAGCGCGGCTATTGCCTTGGCCAGAACCCGCCGCGTTTTGCGGGCAGTTCATGCAAGTCACCGACTGCTTGTGTTCAGCAGTAGGGTCAGGGCGCTCACCATCATTGCTCCAGCAATCAGGCCCGGTGATGTTGTCTGCGTCATAGGACTTGGCGTAGAAGATGCGGCTCACCTTGGGGGCGGCTTTCACGATGATAACGTTCATGTGGCGTTCATCAACGGACGCGATCTCTTTGCCGCCTGCTACCAAGCGAAACACACCACCTTTGATGGAGATGCGTTTGACGCTGGAGACGCTGCCGCCCGTGAGGGCTTTAGCGGTGTCGGACAACTCGTTGTTACGGGCGAATGCGGGAACGTTTGTGGGGGAGAAAAGTGTGATATTGGTCATGATGGTCAGGTGGGTTTGGTTACGACAACTTGAAACTCAGAGACTGAGTTCAAACCTGGGGGAACTACCCCAGGATTTTCTTCAAGAAACGTGCGCATGTTGCCTTGTGCAATGCGCTTCTCTAACAAGTCCACGACACTGTGCTCAAGGATAAATTCCTTGAACGATGCCCAGTCTTGTGTTGAGTAGCGCGTTGAAGTACGCATGCTCACGGTTCCGAAAGGGGTTTTGACCGTAGTGACGCCGAGCGCCTTCATCTGGTCTTTGATTGCAAATTTGATCTCGTCCTGTTGCGCTTTGAGTTCTTCCAATTTGGTGTCGTACTCCTGCGTCATGGTGTCGATCTCTGCTTTTATCTTACGGTAGATTTTCGTAAGTCTGTCGAGTGGTACAGCGGTTTCGCTCAATTGATTCTCCTGTTTTATTTGTCTAAGGTTGGACATGGTACACATTAATTTTTGTTTTGCAACTCCTTTCAAGAATTTATTTCTGCATCAAACATCTGGGTCAAAAGTAAGTTGTCGCTTACTTTGCCCTCCAAAGCTTTGAACATCTTTTTCTCGATGGGACTACCCTCGATGTGGATGACGGTTACCTTATCTGAGTTCTGTCCCTTGCGGTCAGCACGCGCAATGCACTGGATGTATTGCTCAACGCTCATCAACGGGCCATAGAACACAACAGTGTCAGCGGCAGTCAGGGTAATCCCGTGTGCCGTAGCCTGCGGCTGCATCACCAACACGCGGGGGTCAGGCTCGTTTTGAAAGCGGCGGATGATGTCAGCGCGTTTGGGTGGTGTGACTGAGCCGTGGATGCACTCAGCAGTTATGTGGCGCTTGAGTAGGTGCGTGTGGATGGTGTCAATGGTGCTGCGAAACAGCGCGAAGATAAGCACCTTGCGGTTGGTCTCTTCGAGTATCTCCTCCAACACACCCAGACGCGGCGCTGAATCGAACTCAACAACTTCCTTCTCGTCTGTGTACGCCGCGCCGCAACTGATTTGAAGCAGCTTGCTCAGTGCCGCCGCCGCATTGACTGCGGTGATCGTCTCACCTGCGGCTTGCACAAGCATGCGGTCTTTGAGGAGGTTGTAGTACTTGGCTTGCTGCGGAGTCAGCGGCACTTCGCGTGTGGTGGTTAGCACAGGCGGCAGGTCTAAGCACTGCGCTTTGGTGTAGCGGATGGCGGGTTGCAATGCTTCGTGTACCAGATCGGGGGCGTTGGCTTTCGGGGCCCACTTGTACATGGTGACCTTGTTCATCACCATGTCGCGCCAGCCTGTGTACAGGCGGGGTATCCCATCGGGGTTGACGATCTTGGCCAGCCCATACGCGTCAGCAGGGGACTGGGATGCTGGTGTGCCTGTCATCATCCACACATGGGTGTCGGCCCGGAGTATGGACTTGAGTGCCTTCCAGCGCTTGGTGGTCACGGTCTTGTATGCGTTGGCTTCGTCAACGATCACCAGATCAAAGCGCCCATCATTGACGATCTCAGATGCAATCAGATTCAACCCATCGTAGTTGGCGATTACGAACTCGTAGTCTTGCTGAATCATCTCAATGCGGCGGCTAGCCTGCGAGTGGTGCGCGATGATGGCAGAGCGATGGATGACGCTGCTGTTCAGGTCGGCAAGCCATGCGGACTGCATGATGGATAGTGGGCACAGCACCAACACCCGCCGAATGTCTCCGCGCTGCATCAAGTAGTCTGCTGCCCACAGTGCGGATAGCGTCTTGCCTGTGCCGGGTTCGGAGAACACAAACGCCTTGCGGTGCATGGTCAGAAACGCAGAGGTTTCTTTCTGGTGTGCCATGGGCTTGTACCTACCGGGCCAAGCGTAGCGCCGCATGATGGGCGAGGGTACGTCTTTGACGCCCAGGTTCTTCAGTACACGCGCTTCATCCAAGCCCCAGTAGACGGCAACATCAAAGCCGCCATCAGCGCGGGGCATGACTTTGGACTTGGGGATGATGCTGTACTTCTGGGGGTTGCGGGTAGTGAACAGTAGTGCTTTGTCTTCTATGATTTGCATTTGCTTCTCGGGTTTATTTTTTTCCTAACGCCAGCGCTTGTTCCCAAACGAAGCGGGCTACGTTGTAGCCTATGAGCTTTTGCTCTGAGACCGTGAGGGTCTTCCACCATTCCTCGAATGTCATTTGTTGTCTCCTTGGTTGGCCTTCTTGGCACGCAGGCGCAGGTTGCCCGGCACTGACTTGCCGCCCTTGCGCAACGGTTTGATGTGGTCAATGTCTTTGCCTGCGCGGTCGATGCCCTTCTTGTCGTACTCACGCCGAGCGCGTTGGCGCTCATGTTGATCGGAGCCAGGGCCAGACCTGCCCGTTTCCAAATCGCGTTTGTATATAGCTTTGTAGTTGCGGGTTGCCATGGTTTGCCTTTCAGTGTTTAGGGTTGAATTCACATGATCTCACAGGACACCAGCCGCACAGCGGGGTGCGGGTTGGGTTCCATACGCCTGTGGCATAGCAGGACTCCAGCTTGGCCACACGCTCACGATAGCGCCACCACTCAGCATCGGTCTCGTCCACGGCCATGGTGTGCTTGACCATATCGTTCTTGACCACGAACAGCAGCGCTGAACGCACCTTGCGGATATGGGGGAAGTGCTTGAACACCATGAGGGACATGAGCTTTAGCTGGTCACGATCTGGGTA